CTAACCCAGATAAAAACCCAGATCCCCCAGAGCTTTTTGTAAGGTAAAACCAAACTACCTTTACCCCAAAAAATTATTTAATTTTTTCAGGGTTTTATAGTCCCCTATTAAAAGGATTTTTTTACATACAAGTTTTTTAATTACAAAGTTAAAAATAAGGACAGCACAATGGGTATTATAAAAGAAAAAGTAGGTAAGTGGGCAGAAGTACTACGTAAACGTAGGAATATGAATTCCACTATGCAGGAGTTACATAAGTTAACTGATGCTGAATTAAGAGATATAGGAATTAAACGTGGTGATATAGATACGATAGCCAGAGGTGTTATTGATTTCCACAGAGAAGTTAGAGATTCACAAGGTATTGAGACTCTAAATACTTTTTACAGGAAGGAATAAGTTATGTTTGGATTACCATTAGAATTAATAACCATGTTATTCTCTACTGTACTGGGTGGAGTAATGTCTATTTGGGGGCAGAGTAATAAGAATAAAGCAGAACAACAGAAGTTGTTAATTGGTGCTACTAATACTGCAAGAGAGTATGGAAGTAAAGATAAACATTTTGCGTGGACACGTAGGATAATAGCGCTCTCAGCTGTTGTATCTATTATTGTGTTACCTAAGTTAGTAGCCGTATGGTATCCCGAAGTACCTGTCTTTGTAGGGTATACAGAAGTACAAGGTGGTTTTTGGAATTTTTTGTTTGGGCCTGAGAGTCAGATAGTATGGCAGTCAGCCCAGGGGTTTGTTATAACTCCGTTAGATACACATATTGTGTCAGCTATAGTTGGATTATATTTTGGAGCGGGGTTTGCTAAATGAGTAAAAGAGATGATGAATGGCATTTATCAAAGACAGTACCAATTACTTTAGTTATAGCTATAGTATGTCAGACAATTGCCCTAGTATGGTATATATCTTCATTGGATAACAATGTTAAGAACAATACACGAGAAATATTAAGACAGGAAGTTAGAATAGAAAGCTTAGAAAAGGTTGTACAAACTCAAGCTTTAACTTTAGCTCGTATTGATGAGAATATTAAGTCTATCAGAGTAATGATGGAAGAAATGAAAAAGGAAGATAAATAGCTATGTCACGTAAATCTTACATATGTTTTTTACTAGGTATATTTTTGGCGGCAAGTTTAATATCAGCATGTAGTTCAATAGTAGTAGAATATCCTTCTGTTTGCATTAATGAAGATGCTGAGTGTCAGAGGAATTTAAATGCAGAGACTCTTTCAAATATTGGGGAACAGGGGGCAGCACTTGAGCTGCTTAAAACTGATCCTGCTATGTCTGATGTTCTTACCGAACCAGATACTATCGAATGATATAGATGGCGACTTTAGTAATAACTACCAGGACTCTGAAGTAAATAGTAATAACGCCACTACTAATCATACAACAAATAATAATGCAACAGGTGCAGGAGAAGCCGCACCCGTTATGTCTGCAATAGCTCCAACTGTTATGGGTGGAGGAGGTAATGATAGTTGTTTATTACCTACAACCTCTGGGATACAAGTAAGTTTATTTGGTTACTCTCAGGGAACTATGAAGCAAGACCCATACTGTAATAGAAGAAAAAATGCTAGGCTATTAGGTACACCACAACAAATAGGTGGTTTAGGTTTACAAGTATCTGCAATATCAGTTATTTGTAATGACCCTAATGTATTTAAAGCAATGATATTAGCATCTACTCCTTGCCCTATAATGGATGTTGTAACAGGCAAACTATTAATGGGCAAGAAGGCAGTAGACAAGTATAGAGATAATCCTACCGCATTTATAGTAGGATACGAAGATAACAAGGCTTTTTGGGATAGCCTACTAAGGATTGGAGAGGATCTAACAGATGAAATCAATGAAACAAAAGTTGCTACTAACGGCGGGGACACTCGCTCTCTTAGTGAACGGTTCAGGACTACTCGCAGAATCATACCCACCACCGGATTACAGTCAGACAGGGGATCAGAAGATAGTATCACTGATTAACTCTATTAACGTTATAGATAACCGATTACAACTATCTTTAAACTTAGGTCTTGGTGCGGTAGGTTATGCAGAAGTTGGTGGCGTTATTGTTGATGGTGCTTTAGATGGTGCTAAAGTAACTCAAGCAATGCTTGTAGCTTACGAGAATGCTAGAAGTCAGGTTATGAACCATGACTATGCTACAGCAGAAAATGCAAACCAGTTATTTATTCAAGAGCACACAGCGGCTATGAACAATTTAACTCTTGCAGTTGATGTGTTAGTTGATGCAACTTCTGTGTTGATGACAGCTACATCGGTTGCTGACACTGCTGCAGAAGCAGATACAAAACCAGAGCAAGTAGCTTTACAAGAAATGATTACTACTGATGAATATAGCTTAGATGCATCAGAAGTAGATGACTATAACAATGCACTTGATGCAGTAGCTGAATACGCACAACAAGCAGGTGCTTTTATGTCAGCGGCTAACAATACAGAGCTTACAGCAAGTATTGATAACTATGCAAGTGCTAACAATATAATGGTAGGAACATACACTGCAATAACTTATACACAAAATGTAGATGAGTTTGTTATTACTTGGGGTGACTCAGGTTACGGTACAGGTTGGAATGGTTATCTTACAGAAGATATGAAAGATGCTGACGACGTTTATGGTGCTGGTGCATACATATTGCAACATGGTTCTGCTAATTCTAATATGTAGGAAACAATATGATAGAAGATACAGAAGTTAAAGTAGGTGGATTTACATTTAAAGGGTGGTACATAGCTGCTGCCCTGCCAATACTAGGATCTCTTAGTGGCGGTATATATTACGGATATGATACACTACAAAGATTTTATGCGGTGGAATCAGGTATAGAGACGGTTGTTTCTAAATCAAAATCTTTTGACAGCAAGGCTGGAGAACTAAGTTCACGCATTCAAACAATAGAACAGGCGGTAGCAGACAATGATGTACGTGGACTTAATACGAGGTTGTCAACGATTAGCACACAAATGCAAACAATCTTGGAACAACAGAAAGAGTTGCTTGACTTACGTAGTCAGGTTGAGAGATCGACTGGGATCACTGATAGTCTGGGTGATAAGCTTGACAAATACCAAACTGAAATAGATGACATATGGAAAGCATATGATTCTTTAGTTGATAACCCATTAAACTAGGAGGTAACACATGGCAGCAAGACCTAATAAAGGAAAAGCTAAAGTAAAAGTTACTGCAAGTGGAAAGAGAGTTAGCTATGGACAAGCTGGTAAAGCCAAAGGTGGTGGAGCTAGAGTTAAACCTAGTAGTAAAAAAGGTGATGCATACTGCGCTAGATCTCTTGGACAAAAGAAACGTTCACCTGCAGCAGCTAAGAACCCTAACAGTCCATTAAACTTAAGTAGAAAGAGATGGAAATGTTCAGGAGCTAAATCAAGGAGATAATCATGGCAGTTAAGAAAACCAAGAAAGATGCTTGTTATAAAAAAGTAGCTCGAGCAATGCCTAAAAACTCTGCATACAGATCAGGACATATGGCTAAATGCCGTAAGGTTGGTGCAAAGAACTACGGTAAAAGTAAGAGGAAATAATATGGCAGTACGTAAGACAGCTAAAGGTGCATCTCTTAAGAAATGGTTTAAAGAAGACTGGCGTGATGTTAAAACAGGTAAACCTTGTGGTCGATCAGGTAAGAAAGATAAACGTAAAAGTTATCCTGCCTGCAGACCCAAGGCTGTAGCTTCTAAAGTAAAAAAGTCTGATACTAAAAAGAAAACAGGACCTAAGGCAATAAGGTGGTCTGTTACTCCCTCTGGAAAGAAAAGGAAGAAATAATGTTATGTAGTAAGAAAAGCCCTATGATGGCTAAAAGAAAGAAAACGTTTAAACATTGTTCTAATTGTAAAACAAAAATGGCTTGTAAGAGAGCCGGTAAGTGTGTAGGCAAAAAGAAATAGTTTATCACTATCAGGAAATATTATGGACAGCATTAAAAAGAAAGAAGCAAGAGCGCAGTTGGAAGCTCTTAGAGAGCTGAAGAGAAGAAAGAATTTAACTGACTACTCAGAAGACTTTGAAAAATTTTCTGAAGAACAAATAAGAATTATTACTAAAGACGCTACTAAAGGTTTTGTGCCATTTAAATTTAATGAAGCACAAACTATTATTAACGAAGCTTTAGAAAAACAAAGAAAAGAAACAGGTAAGGTTAGAGCTATAATACTTAAAGCTAGGCAACAAGGTATATCTACTTTTTGTGCTGGAAGAGTATTCTGGAAAACTTACTTTCAACAACATACCCGTTCTGTTGTTATGGCACATGATAGTGCTACATCAGATTCCTTGTTTACTATGAGTAAAAACTTAATTAAAAACATGGAAAAAGGGTTACAACCTAAGTTAGAAAAAACAAACGCAAAAGAAATTGCAATTCAAACTCCAGCCTATCCGGATGCAGATGCAATTGGATCATATAGATTATATACAGCAGGTTCACCGGAAGCTGGAAGAGGTACTACACCTACTATATTACATGGTTCAGAGGTTGCTTTCTGGCAACATGATGCTAAGATACTTGCAGGACTATTCCAAGGTATATCACAATCAGATGGAACAGAAGTAATTATTGAGTCAACAGCTAATGGTGCTTCTGGAGAATTTTATCGCTTGTATCAGGCAGCAGCTGCAGGCGAATCAGATTATATAGCTATATTTATTCCGTGGTTTAAAACTGCAGAATATAAAAGAGAAGTTCCAGATGGGTTTGAATTAACCTTTGAAGAAAAAGATTATAAAGAAAAGTACGATTTAACTGATGAACAAATATATTGGAGAAGGTTAAAGATTGTAGAAGGCGGCGTAGATAAGTTTAGACAGGAATATCCTGCTAACTCGGAAGAAGCTTTTCTTGTATCAGGTGCATCTGTATTTGATTCAGAAAAAATAAATTCTTTTACTGCCACTCCTCCTATCGCCTTAAGAGCTTATAACGATGAGCTAGGTTCTTTTGATGACAGTCCTCGTGGTAACCTAGAAATATGGATACCACCAGATTGGCAAGACAATTATATAATAGGTGCAGATGTAGCTCTTGGTGTTAAACAAGATTATAGTACAGCTATAGTTTTAAATACCAAAGGTCATATTTGTGCTATGT